GCTGCTCCCACAACCGTGACTGTACTGGCAAACGTGGCAGCTCCACCTATGGAAGCTGTGCTTTGCAGATGAGCAGCACCTACCACGGTAACTGTACTACCAAAGTTAGCTGCACCACCTACTGTGACCGTACTCTTGAGATGCGTAGCACCAGCTAATGTGGCAATACCAGCAACATGTAAAGTCCCACCAATTGTTGCATTACTTACAGAAACATTTCCACCAATCGTGGCAGTCACTCCAGTAATATTAGAGCCGTCTCCGTAGAATGCACTGGCACATACCTTATCATCCACATGCATATTACCATCCAGTGAAACCGCCCCGGATACTGCAAACGTACCAGCAACCTTCACTGCATTAGTTGCAACTTGCAAAGCACTATTAGTTCCATCTCCTGTCTGTACATTCACCAGAGAGGTATCAACACCACTATTGGTAGTACTAGCATTGATAAGCAGAACTTGCTTATATGTTTCTGATATTAAATTACCTGTTAGATCTGTCATATTGTGTTCCAACTTCTGTTAGCATCATCCCATTTGGTAGTATGCGTTGTTTCTGCCAAGGTTACAGGATTAGTTGTTATCCATGTTGAATTCTTATTCCACATGACTCCTCTTCCCCCCAGATAATCTGCTCTGGGATTCTTAATAGCCGGGTCATCTCGTACATCTGGTATCTTATTTAGAGGACTATTCTTCAGATCATACTGACCTTCAAAGTCTTCCGGGCAGACCAGCATACCGTAACTATTCATACGCATTACTCTGTGTGGATATACAAACCCACATGTATCACATACAGCCAGAGCATTTTTAGTACTTGCCATTAGATATATCCTAATCTAGGTACAACATACATAGAAGCTCTTTCTCGATCTTCCTGCATAGCTCTGGCTAGTAACTCTTCATAGTTACCCTTCAACATTTGCATTCTTTGTCCTTCTACTCCGGGCCTCTTCATTGACATATAGTATGCCAGACCACAAGTAAGAGGAGGAAGGAATCTCTTGGGAAGATCGGCATTCTGCTCGGCAGACTTATCTACATCTTGTAGTTCACTAATAACTTCCATTTTGAGAATATCAGTGGAGTTCTCAGGTATGGGCCAAAGAGACATGGTAGGATTAGCAATACCTCTGCGAATAGAATATTGCATAGGACGACCTGTCTGGGTCTTATTAGGAATAAGGAGATATTCCTCTGGAGATATCCGAGTAAGTTGAATGTCTGTATCGTCTCGACCCAGAACAACTTCCAGAGCATCCACAGTTGAAGCGTGAAGACTATAGGCTGTAACACTTGCAGCCACAGTCACACTGGAAACAGAAGTACTCCAAAGAAGAATACCTCTATTTTGCCAGTCCTTCAACATAAGGTTTATTGAGCGTCGAGCAGATGCAGGTTCGTGACCAAGGGTATTTTCTCCCCCAATCATTTCCATTGCTTCTTGGATTACCTCATCGATATCCAGATTAAAATTATATGTACCTGAAACTGCCATTACTCACTTCCGCATTTACAATTCTCACATGAACAGTTATCACATTTTTCTTTATCACAGTGACAATCGCACGTACATCCAGAACAAGATTTATCTGTCATTATCGACCTACCCTTCTTGTAGCTTTTATATGAGCATCTCTAAATGTATCTCCCTGCTTCATACGCTTTTTCATATATGTCATATGTTTCGATGTATGTTTCCGAGAGTGTTTCTTTAAAGTCTCTCTTTGTCGTAATGTTAATGGTTTAGCCACGACCCATTGCCTTTCCGTAACCACGCAGAGCTATTCTAATTCCTTTTGGTCTACTCTTTTTAGCTTTCTTTTTAGCTTTCTTTAATCTACCACCTTTTTTATATCCTAAACCGGGATCATCTAACCAAGCATCTTCTTCTGCATCACCTGTCTTTTCCCACATTTTAAAATAATCTTTAGTCCAGTCATCATCAGAACCCTTAAAACTATAATCCGATAAAGTTCCTGCAAATTGTTCAAGTGTTGATTTATCGGCATTACGTTTTGGTAGATAACGCCTAATAGAAGAATATTTAGCCATTGCATCACCTGCTTTGGGTGTACCTACTTTTCCTTTCGTAGTCAATTTTTTTAATTGTAACTTAAGACGAGCCTTTTTTGAGGGATTTTTTTCTTTTGCAATAGCCGTTTGTAATCGAGCTATTAAAGCTGATTGAGATCCTCCACTAGAAGGCAAACCAGAAGTTAAAGCCATATTAGCCTCCTCTACGTTCAGCCCTATGTCCACGAAGAGCAGCACGCCTACGAACTTTAGGTTTACGAGTCTTGGTTTTCTTTACACCCTTTTTAATTCGGCCACCTTTTTTTCGACCCTCTGTCATTGCTTTTTCAGTAGTATCTAATTCAAACTCTACTTCTCCAACAAATGGTGCGTCCCACTTATATTTTCTTTTTCCTGGTCCCATACCTTCAGTACCACTTACTCGTTCAGGAAGTAAATCTGTTCCTAAATATTTAGGTAATTTCTTTACATCCTCCCAAAATTGCTCCAAACCACTAAGTTCTTTTGCCTTCTTAGTTTTTTTAGCTTTATCTACAGGTTTTTTAGTAGTCTTGATTCTCCTACTAACTCCTGCGATACCTAGATCAGGATCTGCTCGACTGGGATATCTTTCTCGTCGGCCAGGTTTTCTTTTTGGTTTAGGCGGTTTACTAACTACTGGTGGTTTAGCCGGTGGTTTAGGCGGTTTACTAACTACTGGTGGTTTAGCCGGTGGTTTAGGCGGTTTACTAACTACTGGTGGTTTAGCTGGTGGTTTAGGCGGTTTACTAACTACTGGTGGTTTAGCCGGTGGTTTAGGCGGTTTACTAACTACTGGTGGTTTAGCTTCTGCTTCAGGCTTTTTCCAACCTTTATAACGACTAGGATCTACATCGCCGAATATAGCTGCATATGATGTATCACCTAAAGGACCACGACGACGTGATTTAGGTAAACTCTTAGGAAAATCTAAAGCTTCTTGACCAACTAAATTAGCCAAATCTTTTTTTGTTAGTTTTCCAGAATCCCATACTCCTCTTCCTGTTCTAGCTCCATATGAAAAAGCAGGTGTACCAACTTTAGGTTTCTGTACTTTCTTTTTTTTCTTTGGCATTCCCCTACCAGATTCTAAACCAGAAAGATCAGCACCAATTTCCATAGTTTGTTTACGTCGTGCTGCTTCTCTCTTCTTCCTTTCCTTTTCTCTTTCAGCCGCACTGAGACGAGAAGGTTTTGTCTTAGCTTTAGCTTTAGGCTTTTTCCAATCTTTATAACGACTAGGATCAACATCACCTAAAACAGTCTGCATACTTTTCTTACGTCGTGCTGCTTCTCTCTTCTTCCTTTCCTTTTCTCTTTCAGCTTGAGTAGGACGACGACTAGAAGAATCGGTAGGAGATTTAATTACAGGTACTGGTCTATCTCTACCGGCTACATCTTCATCAATATCTTTAGCAGGAGAAACTGTAGTTGCAATTTTTCTATATTTAGTAATATTTTTATTAAAACGTGATATAGCTCTATTTATCTGCGACTGAAGATTTTTAGCTATCTGAGTCTTTCCTCCTTTACTCGCATCCTTTTGAACTTTTATTTTCATCTCAATTGCAGAACGTGCAGAATCAAGTGCTTTTCTATCTTTAGCACTTAGTCTCTCTCTATTTTTTTTGGATAGACGAAGTAATTCAGCCATAACTAGTCCTCTACTTTAAAAGATTTGCCGGTTTGGTAGTCTTCATCAACAACTACATCTTCCGGTGGTCCTTGTACATCCGGTCCCTTCCTGGCAGCACCATAGCCCTGACCAGTCGGCTTCCCAAGTATCTTATTAAGATTGGGAGGATATTGAAGTAACAAATATGGTCCCCTCATTTTACTTATCCTTCTTCATAAATTTTTTCCAAGCCATATATCCAATACCGCAAACTACAATTAAAGCGATAATAGATATCATCCAGTGATCCATGACACTGCTCGCTACAACTTCATTTGTCATCCTTTTCTCCTTCTACCTTTTGCGGCCATCTTGGCCATTTTCTTTGGACCATACTTCTTACGACCTATGAAGGCTGCAAGAGCTTTAGGATTTTTAGCACCACGTTTCTTCAGTTTACGAGTAAGACTTTTAAATCTTTTACCTGAACCTAAAGGAGGTTTACGTTTCTTAGGTGATTTCATAATTTGTTGCCTTACACTTGCTCTATTAATCATAAATAGAAGCTACAACTTTATTACCATCAGTTTGTTTATGAGAGACACGATTGATCTTACCCTTACCTTTACCTTTACCCCACTTACCGTAAGACTCACGACGACTGGCTTTAAGCTGTTTCTTGGTACGCTTCTTCTTCTTCTTCACTCGCATAGCAATTGATTCGTCTTCACGAGCTTTATAGCCCTGCTTCTTCTTTCCTACTTTTTTACCCTTTTTTCTTTCTACTTTTGGAAACAAATCTACCTCTGGTTCTCTACCTTCAGTACGAGGAACTGCTCGTCTAGGAAATGTAGTATGTATAGGACCACCTCCCTGCATATACCTTGCTCGTTCAAGTTCAGACATTGTACCAGCCCGTGCTTCCTCGGCAGGAGATAGGCCAACATGACTCATACCACCATGTCTTTTATAAAGAACTTTACCACCACCTTTTTTCTTCATAACTTTTCCTCCTTCTTTTTTTTGAGATCCGAACACTTCGTTAGCAGATTTTACAGCTTTAGGTAAATCTTGGTCTTTCATATTTGCAATCGTATCCCAACCAAATCCTAAATTAGCAAGTCTATTTCTTAAACCCTGAAAATATTGCTTCCTTGGTGCTCTCTTAGGTTCAGGAGGACTAGTTACTTTAGGAGTTCTCTCAATATAGTCTCTAGGAAATGATTTTACCTTAGATTTTTTCTTTGATAGTGGATAGCTTCTAGCTGCTTTTTCAATTCTATCTTGAATTGCTTTTGATTTTAATCGTCCAACATGTGGATGAGGAG